TGGAGCCAGACCCAGAGGCTGACCCGCCTGTTCTGGGAGGATGGGAGATCACCCAGAACTTTATTGGGTCTATGACGCTTCCGGGAGATGGTGGAAGTTCTAGCGAACAAGCAAATAAACTGCCTCCGCAACTTCCTTCTAATGCCATCCCAAAGGCTCCACCAATGCCTTTTGAGTGCCGCATCGATGTGGACTCAAGCGGTGATATGCTTCTTAGGATTGGGAACGGAACGGTATCATACACCAAGAGCAATATGCCTTGGGTTGGCATTGGTGCTAATGTAAACAGGTTCCAGGTTAGGTACAGCCAACTGCAAGTTGTCCCATCTGGCTGGAGGAAGCAAGGCCCACTAGGCGCAGACCTTGGATGGATGGAACTTGGTGGTGGATACAAGATCACCGGGGACGGACAATGGTATCTGGTAGCCTGCTACTGGGATGCCCTTGAAAGCGCTGGAGAAGGCAACTTTACACTCCCAACTCCATTAAAGAGCGGCGTTCCTTTCTTGGCATTGATTGATGCCTATGGTACCGATGTTGACAAGTTGTTCGTAGAGACTGGCCCTGGACTCTATACCAACACGATGAATATCCAGAAGATGTCTGGATACACTAGTGCTGACACAGAGGAAGCCTGGGATTGGGGTCATTGCCATACCACCTACTTCAACCCTATGAAGTTAGGCTATGACATTAAGATTATTGCTACCATCGACTCTAGCCCAGCACCTCAGGCTGTTGCACAGGTGTTCGTGCTACAGACGGCAACTGAATATCGTAATCAAATCCAGAACATTTATTTCCCAGTCCTTCCAAAAGATGGATTTGTCATTTTGTCTTACGACGGCATTCCTTCCGCTCCTTTCTATCCTGCTTCTTGGGGGTCGTATTCAAGCGATCAGAACAGCCTGTTCAATGCCTTACAGGCGATCCCTGCCCTTCGCGGTAACATCACCGTTACGCGCACCAGCGATAAGAACTACTATATCACATTTATCAACGCGCTAGAGGCAACCGATTGCCCAGTCTTGGTTGCTAATAATAGCGGCCTACAGTCTTGGGAATACGAATACTTAATTGACCAGAACCATATTGGAAACCTAGTTCTAGACGCTGGCCCAAGGTTTGACGGTACGCAGATTATGAACAAGCCAGATGTCACACAGGCTGAAGATCCGTATGTCATCCAGTCAAACAACGACCCATCGTTTGATAAGATCATCAACCGGGCTGATGTGATGGCTTGTGATAACCTATCAGGTGATACGAACTTCACGGCAGGAATTATTCCTATTGTGGATAATGGAACGCCAAGGCAAGTTACACAGCGCTCTTGGGTGTACGGCGAAGCCAACGGTTGCACCGGGGATACCTGTGAGTATCCGTTCCAGGTTCATTCGGCTACCCCAGATGGCGAAGTGGCAACTTGGTCTATCTGCCACGGTATGGTTAATAACCAAGTACCAGGCAACATCGATGCCCCGGTGGTTCTTGATGATGGCTACATCTTCCTTGCCATAGATTACGACGGCGTAACCAAGGCTTTCCCAGAGCCAGATGGCGTTACGATTGGATCTGCATCAATTGTACCAGTATCAACTAAAGATGTATCCTACATCGCCATCGCACAGATTGTTGGCGGCGAGGTCAACCAACTGATCAGCGGATCTCTATGGGGTGACCGCATCCAGATTGGCTACGGCCCTACCGAAACGGCTCAATACTACTACGCCAAGGTCTAATGGCCGATACCGTCAACATCGGCGGCCCAACAACCTCTGGCCCTAATCAATTAGGTACAACCTGGGCGAGTGTTCGCGCCCCTGCCTTTAAGAACGGCGGGGTTTTGGGGTTTCAACAATTTATTAATGCTAATGAGGATAATGAGAATTGGGGCTTTGCAAAGCCACCAGACAACCCTAACCCTAACTTTTTTTACCCTCGGCATCCTTGGTACAGCAATACGCCAAAGTATATCTCATCGTCTGGATACCCTAATGGCCTGGACTTCCTGCTTCGTGCCAAGCCGTTTGCTCGTCCTTATGAGGGTGGGGCAATAAGCACCTGTATCGGAGTTAATTTTTTATCCAAAGAATATCCAGATACTACATCTGACTGCTATCTCACTTTTGGGGAACATCGTGCTTATGATACAGGGGAAACTGGGTACTATGCTTACTATGACGAAACTGACCAAGAATGGAAATATTATCAGTTCCCACTTCGGTCATTTGCGGTGTATCAAAGCAAACTTAATTACGACTACAACAATGCCAAGGCCAGCCTCTTGGGGGCTACGGTTACTGTTACGATCAATGGGGATGAATTTTCCGTGGACATTACTAACGACCTGTTTGACGACCCAAAAGGGGTGTATATCACCACAGTTGATTACATCCCAACAAGCGGTGGGGAGTGGTGGTATGTCGTAGATGTGACCAGATAACCCCTTTTGACTAGGGGCTAGGCATAGGACTATGGCTATCAATACCTACCGCTTTTGGATGGCAACCGATGCCAACCGCTTACTTGCGAACCAGAACGCATTCATCCAGGCGGCCGCGCCTTCGTTCTATCAAGGCAATGTTGCCAATCTTGAACTCCATATCGTGGCTTCGGCCGGGGTAGGTACTGCACCTGTTGAGGTTCCTTTCCCGGCTGGCGCGACGATCAGCGTAGCCGTAGGCGATACTAACACCTACCCGACTGGTGGCACTTGGGGTCTGATGGTTGGAACTTCCGAAACCGAGCCTGTTCCTTACAATGCTACAACCACCCAAGTAGCCGCCGCCCTTAACGCTCTTACCGAGGTTTCAAGTGTTGGTGGAGTTACCGTCACCAAGACCGGGGATGGTTACACGATTACCTGGAACACTTATGGCCTCAAACCCTCCATCGGCATCGGCTCCGATACCCTTACCCCATCCTCCTACGAGTCCATCAGCCTCGTCCAAACTGGTAGTGCCGAGCGTCGGCAGATTGTTTTTGTTGAACTGCGCCAAAATCCGATTGCTCTAGGTACGACCTGGACTGCCCTTGCAACGCCTTCTGTCACCGTATCAGAAGTTCAGGCTTGGAACGGCACTAACCGCATCTGGCGTGTTGGTATCAATCCACAGCCTCGCGCTGGTACGATGACCATCGCTTATGGATCGAAGACAGCAACGGTGGCCTACAACGCCAGCACCTCGTCCATTTCCAGTCTCCTCTCCCCGGCTCAAGTGTTTTCTACCGGGCAGTATCAATGGGACATTGCCATCGCCGAGGACAGCGTCCTTACGGCAACTGGAAGCCTAGTTGGCTACAACGGCTTCTCTGGATCTATCAACTTTGCCACGGCAGAGTGCCACCAGTTCCTTGCTGGCGCTGAACGCAAGTCTACCGTCCTTGAAGTTTCAATCAGTCTAGATGACAAGCGGTACACGCTGATTCAGACGCCTTGCAATGTCTTTGCAGATGTGGTCTCCGATGGAGTACTTGTTCCGCTTGTTCTAGGTACGGCCATCTCAGAACAGGTTGCCAACGCTCGCTTCGTCCGTCGCGACATCGACCAGAACCCAGACAGCGCTACGCAGAACATCATCTGGCAGAACCTTGGTATTGAGACGCTCGGTTCAGATGTTGCAGGAGCGCTCAACGGCGCCGACTCTCCTTCTGCGGCCAATCCATTTGCTACGATCAGCGACATCCCTTCCGTTCTCCCGGCTGAATGGGGTAACATCACCGGGACGCTGGCTGACCAGACTGATCTCCAGGATGCTCTTGATTTAAAGTACGATGCCAGCAACCCAGATGGGTTTATCGTTGCCTCTGCCCTTGTTGGATACGCACAACTTTCTGGTTCAAACTTTACTGGTGGCGTTAATATTGATACAGGTTCGTATCTCCGTATTGGGGATGGATACATTGACCTTACGGACAAGCAAATCCTTTCCAATGTTTCGGGTGCAAGCACATTGAGCATTAGTGCTGGTCTTGGCTTCCGTCTTAACGGAGTAAATGACTCATTCGTAACGGTGGCCGACTACCAGGGATTTACTTACGCAAACTACGATGGTGCTGGAAATGTTGTAAATGTAGCAAGTTTGAGGGGTGCAGAAGGGTTGAGGGTTCAGAATAGTGCTGGCGACTATATGGCACTTGATGGAACTTCGCTTAGGTTCAAGGACGCTACACAGCAGACCACCGCCGCCTATAATTTCAATGGCGGTTATGTTTATAACACAATCTTTGTGTACGCTCAAGATACGGATACTTGGGGTGCAAGTTATTTATCAAACGGCATTTGGTTTACAGGTCAGCCTGGAATGTACGGAGCAAACTCTGCAAGTTACACAGAGGGTGGTATGTCTGCTTCGCTTGCAAACTTCCCAACCTTTTCAGCCGTATCCCTTCAATGTGGAACTGGTTTGAGCATTACGGAAAGTGGAAACATTACCTCTGCCAACAACGGCATCTTCGCCTACAACGGAGTTGAGCCTTACGCCCGGAAGGATGGCGCTACCTTTACTGGATCAGTCAATTTTGGTGATACTATTAATGCTGGTACGCTTAACTATGTCCGTGGCGGTGGTAGTTTTTACTTCGTCAATAACGCAGGCATCATCCAGACAGAAATCAGTAATAATTTATTTAGGATTTCATCGCCTTACAGCGGTTACGACTCTACCCAAATTACGGCAGGGCAAATCATTCTTGGTGGTTCTGGATTTACTACAACGATTGGTGCTGGGGCATCGTTTGGCTACAAGGTAAATCTTGCCACCATCGCAGGAGGCCAAACGCCTTCTCTCAATCTTGGTGGACAATGCGACTCTGCCCCAGCGTCTGCCGCAAACGGTGACATCTGGATTTCTAATGCCACCGCCCCCAAACTTACATACAAAATTGGAGGGGTTAATTACAACCTGCCTGTCTTAAATCAGTTTAACACCTTCACCAATCAAATGGTGATCGATACGGCCTCCTCGACGACTGCCGCCCTCCGCGTAACCCAACGCGGCGCAGGTAACGCCATCGAGGTTGAAGATAGCACAACCCCAGACGCTACCAAGTTCGTAATTGATGCAAACGGCAAGGTCGGAGTCGGAACTGCCCCAGATGCTACTGCGGCCATCAAGGTTGATGCCAACGGCATCTCGTTCAATGGCCTAGTCTTCAACCCTACCGCTACCGCCGCACATACTGGAGGGTCAGATACGCTCGACCTCCTAGTGACCATCAACGGAACCAACTACCGTCTCGGCCTTCGCCCCGCTTAATCCTATGATCATCGCACTCATCTCCCTCGTCATTGGCTTCGCTGGCGGCTTCTACGCTGGCGTCAAGAACGCCAACAGTTCCAAACTCTCCAAGGGTAAAGCGCTCCTGGACGCCCTCAAGGGCGATAAGTAATCAATGTGGCGCACCCTTCCAGTTGTCCTGCTGGTTGGGTGCGCTACGACTACTGATCTCCCCAGGCAACCTGATGCTCCTACCAAGGAGTCTTCTGTTGCCACGCTTGGCAAAGACTTGGACAAGACCGACCACCGGGTTGCCTCTGCCCTCGTTGCTATCGAGCGTAATGCCGACAAGCCCAAGGTGGTCGTCGCGGAGTCCCGCCTAGCCCAGTCCTATCTGCCGTTACCCCCAGACGGAGATGTATCTTTTGCGTTGGCTAGGGCGGCAAAGGGTAGCGAGATTGATTACAA